TCTCAAAAAGGACAAGCTTCGCATTCACCCGTTCCCTTGGGAGGAAGATGGTGGTAACGTCACCATTAAGTTCGCCAATGTTGCCAAGATCACCGCGAAAACGGGACAGGTCTACGACATGAAGATCGCCCTGTTGGATACAAAGGGAAACCCAGTTACCGATTTCATTGGTGCTGGATCAGTCATTAAGGTCGCTGCTGAAGTAAAGCCTTGGTATGTGCCATCATTGGGAGTTGGTGTCTCCTTGAGGCTCAAGGCTGTTCAGATCATTGACCTTAAAGCTCCGTCCCAGTTGGTCAGTGCAGACCAGTTTGGTTTCAGCACTGAGGAAGAAGGATACGTTTCGGGAGGAGAGTCGTTTGACGATTCTGTTTTCGGAACTAAACAAGAACCTCAAGAGAACTCTGATGTAGCCGTATCCTCTGGTGAGGAGTTCTAGACCAACATATCGCTCGCGTCTGGAAGTCGAGGTTGCTCGTCAACTGTATGGCACTGGATTCAAATATGAGCCTGATAAACTCCCTTATAAAGTTGAAGAAACACGGAATTACATTCCTGATTTCCTTCTACCTAATGGGATTTACATTGAAGCAAAGGGTTATCTGCGCGTTGAAGACCGTAAGAAACTCCTTCTAATCAAGGCTCAATATCCTGACATTGACTTGCGCCTCGTCTTCCAGAGAGCGGCGAACAAAATAAGCAAAACTTCCAAGACCACATATGGTCATTGGGCATCCAAACATGGATTTATATATGCAGATCACGGACGAGTCCCCAGAGCGTGGCTCCTCCAACCTAGTTAAGCACGTTCCCTGTGCCGCCTGCGGCTCAAGTGACGCTAACGCAATTTATTCTGACGGCCATGAATATTGTTTTTCATGTACCGCTTACAAACACGGATCAAACTCAACACCAAAAATGACGCTAAATTATCAACCAGACAGCATGGACACTTCGTTTGCTCCAGTTACAGGAGAAACTAAGCCTCTCCCAAAACGTGGGATCAACGAAGATACGGCCCGAAAATGGGATTACCAAGTCGGACTTTACAACAATCAGCCTGTTCAGATTGCCAACTACAGGGATATGCAGGGCACGATTATTGCCCAGAAGCTGCGCTTCCCTAACAAAGAGTTCCTTATCCGAGGGGATGCCAAAAAGATGGGACTCTACGGACAGCACTTGTGGAAAGACGGGGGCAAGATGCTTGTTGTCACTGAGGGAGAGGTGGACGCACTGAGCGTAAGCCAACTCCAGCAGAACAAATGGCCCGTTGTCTCTGTTCCCAACGGAGCACAAGGAGCACTTCGCGCCGTTAAGCAAAACATTGAATACCTAGATCAGTTTGAAACGGTGGTGTTCATGTTCGACAACGACGAGCACGGCATTAAAGCTGCCAAGGAGTGCGCTGCTGTGCTTAAGCCCAACAGGGCACGCATTGCTGTGCTGGATGCCAAAGACCCTAATGATCTTCTGACTTCAGGCCGAGGAGCCGAGGTCATTGACGGCATCTGGAAAGCCAAGTCATTCCGTCCTGACGGTATCGTGGATGCACAGCAGATGTGGGATGCCCTTGTCAATGCTCCCCAGATGGAGTCACTTCCTTATCCGTGGATTGGCCTTAACGACCTTACCCGTGGAATCCGCAAGGGAGAACTGGTAACACTCACAGCAGGCTCAGGCATTGGCAAGAGTCAGGTGTGCCGTGAGATTGCCCATTGGCTTGTTCAGTCTGGTCAATCTGTGGGCTACATTGCCCTTGAGGAGAGCGTCCGCAGGACTGTGCTTGGGATGCTAGGCATCCACATGAATAAGCCTCTACACTTAGAGATGTCCGTTTCCAAGGATGAGTTGAAGAACGCCTTCGATGAAGTGATCGGCGGGGGTAGGTTCTTCACATACGACCATTTTGGTTCTATGGAATCGAATAATCTCCTGAACCGCATTCGGTACATGGTTCATGGCTGTGGCTGTGGATGGATTGTGCTGGATCATTTGAGTATCGTTGTCAGTGCGTTTGGGGACGGAGACGAGCGCAGGCTCATTGACTCTGTGATGACGAAGCTACGCTCTCTTGTCGAGGAACTCAAGATTGGAGTGTTGCTCGTCAGCCATCTCAAGCGTCCTGATGGAAGGGGCCATGAGGAAGGAGCGGCTACGTCACTCAGCCAGTTGCGGGGATCAGCGGGAATTGCCCAACTAAGCGACATGGTTTTAGGGCTTGAACGCAACCAACAAGATGAGCAGAATAAACACATCACCCGTGTACGTGTTCTTAAAAACAGATTCAGCGGAGAAACAGGACTGGCGTGTAGTCTTGGCTACGTTCCAGAAGAAGGTAGACTCCGTGAGGTACACACAGAAGTGCAAGTTCCTGATGAGTTTGAAAGCAATAGCAACACTACAGCGGGAAGTGAATTTTAATGAGCACCAAAAATAGAAAACACAGACAGGTGGAGTTTGACTTTGCTGATGAAGCACGGCTTTCTCCACGAAACCAGAAGAAGAAAATCGGCAAGAACAAACGCTCCTTCATCAATGAAGTGAGGGAAACTGAAGCGGAAGACGATCAGTTGACATTTGGATTCTACGACAATGACTCTTCTATTTGACGTTGAGACGGACAATCTCATAGAGAAGGCTACAACAGTGCATTGCATTGTTGCCTATTCTCCTGAGACTGATCAGAAGTGGGTCTTCAACTCACAACGTGGAGACATTGAAGAAGGTCTTCGCTTGCTTGAGTCTGCTGACTTGATTGTTGGACACAATGCCGTTGGCTTTGACGTTCCAGTGCTTAAGAAGCTGTATCCAAACTTCAGCCCAAAGGCTGTTGAAGATACACTCATCTACACACGGTTCATCTTTGCTGATCTCAAGGAGCGCGACTTCCACAGGATCAACAAGGACTCCACGTTCCCGAAGAACTTGATCGGTTCACACTCACTCAAAGCGTGGGGATACCGTCTCGGCATTCACAAGGGAGATTTCAAGGACAACAACTCATTCGATCATTGGTCGCAGGAGATGGAGGACTATTGCATCCAAGACGTAATGGTGACTCGTCGCCTGTGGCAGATGATACGCGACCAGAACCCTGACAGGCGTGCCGTTGAGCTTGAGCACAGCTTTGCCGTTCTTATCCAAGGACAGGAGCGTTACGGATTCGGTTTCGACGTTGCCAAGGCTAACGAACTTTACGCAACGCTTGCAAAGAAGCGCATTGACATTGAGCAAGAACTTCAACGTGTGTTTGAGCCGCGCATTGAGATCATGAAAAAGCGGCACTACCTTTTCTTTGACAAGGTATTTGCTTCCAAAGGCGAGGCAGCAGCATACGCAAAAGCTTGGGCCAAGGATCAGCAGATGACGCAGAAGGATGCGTTAGCCTTGATCCGAGATGGGGAACCGTTTAAAAAGGAGACTCCGTTTAACTGCGGAAGCCGTGAAGAGATTGCAGCGAGATTCAAAGAAAAGTATGGATGGGAACCGAAGGAGTTCACTCCTGACGGGAAGCCGAAGATGGATGAATCAATCCTGTCTGAACTGGACTACCCCGAAACAAAGCCTTTGCTTGATTATCTCACGATCCAAAAGCGTATTGGACAGCTTGCAGAGGGCAAGGAAGCGTGGATTAAGCTGGAACGAAACGGACGGATTCACGGACGGGTGAACGCCAATGGAGCGGTGACTGGTCGCTGCACCCACAGCAAGCCAAACATTGCTCAGGTTCCTGCTGTCAGAGCCACATACGGCAAGGAGTGCCGCTCGCTGTTTTATGTCCCCACTGGATACAAGATGGTTGGCTGCGATGCCTCTGGTCTGGAACTCCGCTGCTTGGCTCACTACATGGCTAAGTGGGATGACGGGGCGTATGCCAAGGAGTTGCTTGAGGGCGACATCCACACGGCTAACCAGAACGCTGCTGGACTCCCAACACGTGACGATGCCAAGCGGTTTATCTACGCATTCTTGTACGGTGCAGGTGATGCCAAGATCGGTAGCGTGATTGGCAAGGGTCAGGACGCAGGCAAGGCACTCAAGGAGAACTTCCTGAAGAAAACTCCTGCACTGAAGTATCTCAAGGAAGCTGTGGAAAAGGCATCTTCTAGGGGATATTTGATTGGGCTGGATGGACGGCATCTTCCAGTGCGTTCACAGCACGCCGCCCTCAACACGCTGCTTCAGTCAGCAGGGGCACTGGTAATGAAGAAAGCTGCTGCGCTCCTGTTCAGCCACAAGACAACTGAATGGGAGTTTGTCGCTAACGTCCACGACGAGTGGCAGATTGAGGCAAAGGAAGACATTGCTGATTACATTGGGCAGCTATCGGTGCAGTGTATCAGGGAGTCAGGTAACTACTTCAAGTTCCGTTGCCCTCTGGATGGTGAGTACCGCACTGGAAACAATTGGGCTGAAACCCACTAATCTCCCATGACTGAAGTAGCCAAAGCTTACATTGCTGGATACATAGACGGGGAAGGATGCATCTGCTGGAGAGGGTGTCCCACAGTTGCGCTGGAAACGTGCAATCCTAACCCACTTATGTTTGTGCAGGAATCTTTTGGCGGTGTTGTCAAAAAAAGAAACAGATTAACAAAAGCAAATCGCACCGTGTATTTACTTGCTTACCACGGTCAAAATGCCATTGACGTATTAAATACAATTATCCCTTATCTAATTGAAAAGAAAGTCCAAGCAGAGAGCGTCAGGGATATGTATGAACTTAACAAAAAACTAAACAACGAGAAACGAAAAAACCACATTTAATGAAACGAAAACTACTTATCGACGGAGACACGCTTGCCTACCAGCAAAGCATCATTGCTGAAACCCCCATTGACTGGGGTGACGGATTCTGGACACTGCACTCATTCTCAAAGGAAGCCATTGCTGCTGTTGAGACACGCATTGCCAACTACAAAGCTGACCTTGAGGCTGATGAGATTGTAATCTGCCTTACTGACGGAGCTAACTTCAGGCAATCAATCATGCCGTCCTACAAGGAACACCGCAAAAAGACACGCAGGCCGTTGTGCTTGGGAGACATCCGTGAACATCTTATCTATCACCACAAGGCTGTAATTTATCCCACACTTGAGGCTGATGACGTTATCGGCATCATGGCAACGGACAACACAAAGCGGGACACTGAGTTCATCATTGTAGGAATTGACAAGGACTACAAAACCATCCCCACCAAGTTCTACAACCCTGACAAGCCAGACCTTGGCATTGTGGAGCAGACTCCGCTGGAGGCTGACAGGTTCTGGATGATGCAATCCTTGATGGGAGATGCTGTGGACGGCTACAAAGGATGCCCTACAGTGGGGCCAAAAAAGGCTGAAACACTGCTTGGGGAGGCTGATTCACTGGAGAGCATGTGGGAGATTGTGGTAAAAACGTATGAAAAGAACGGTCTTACCCCTTTGGATGCCCTGATTAACGCCCGTGTGGCACGGATTCTCCGTTCAGGAGACTACAACAAAAAAAGCAAAAAGATCAACCTATGGAACCCATAATGAATAACTGGAAAGACGAACTTAGAGCACCTGAACCAGACGAGCTTAAAGAGCTAGTCAACGAGTTTATTGACCGTGTAATGATGGGAGGCAAAGCCAAGCACGGAGAGCACATCTGGTTTACAAAAGAGACAATCAGACATCACATTGACAGGGTAACACGGCACTCGGTAACGGCTGCTATGCGCTGGGAGGGGGATGAATCACCCGCTGTTGACGGTGAAGACGGCATTGATCACATGGAAAGAGCCGTCATTCGGGGGCTATTTGCCCTTGCCAAAATGAGGCAAGCTGTTTACCTTGGAAATCTAAATGGATAAATTAGACTCATTCCCTGCTGTATCCAAAGCGTTGATTGATTCGCTAAACACGCTTGTTCCTGATCGACATCCTCGCCTGTCTGATATAGACAAAGTGGTATGGTACAACGCTGGCCGCAGAAGTCTGGTTGATTTTTTGGTTGACAAATACAACGCTCAAAACCAAAACATCCTAAACAACGAAACAACTTTTGAATAAATAATTATATGTGCATGTTCGGTGGAAAAGGTGGCGGCAACAAAGCCATGATTAAGCAGCAGCAGCGGCAAACTCAAATGCAGCAGCAGCAGGAAGCTGCTATGCAGCAACAGTATGCCAACCAACAGCAGCAACTAGAAGCCCAGCGTCTAGCCACACAGCAAGCCACTAACGAGCAAAAAGTCCAAGCTGACCAGCTACAAAAAGATCGGTATTCAGAACTTGAGCGGCAGCGCATGATGCAGGAAAAAACTTCCGCTACTGCCAAAAAAGCTCAAGACATTATGCTCAGTACAAACATGCGCGGCAGAGCAGGACTTAAAATTAACCCAATGGTGTCTGAACCGACCTCTGGAGTTAACATCACTTTTCAGCCTCTTGGAACACGAGCACCTGACAACAACCTGAACATCCAGCCCGTCTAAACAATGAGTCTTAACGCATGGGCTAAAGCACTTGGAGAGTACGGAGCAACGTTAATTGCTTCCACTACCCGCTTTGATGGAAACTGGACAGCAATCCAATGCATCACTGCGACTAAATTTGCAGTTCTTGATGGTTCTTTTAACGGAGACGTAAGCTCATTTATTCACGATACGCAGGCAAATGCTTACGAGTTTCCAGCAGGATTTGTTATTTTTGGAGACATTCGCGCCATTGATTTGCACTACGGCAAAGTGATTGCCTACAAAAGCACTTTTAAATAACTATGCCTATTATTGGATTTGGTGGAGGATTTGGAGGAGGGAGCAGTGCTTCGTACATCAACGGAACTGTTGCCACCCCTGCGGATCTGCCAATCACAACGGAAACCCCTGTGGTGGGTGATGTGTATCTGTGCAAAGCAGCAAGTGGGCTTTATTTTATCAATCGCAAACCAGCAGGACTTTATTGTCGAACAGCAAACTTTGGCGCACTCACTGATTGGACATTTTTGGGAACATTCCCAGAGGTAAATTCTGATGCCAATTGGAGACTTTACAATGACACGACGACGAGTAAGCAACTGGCGTTTGACCTGTCTGGAATCTCTGCCTCAACAACGCAGACACTGACAGTCCAGAATAACAGCGGAACAATCGCGCTGACTAGCCAAGTCCCAAATCAGTCTTGCAATAATACTGCAACTCCTGACTTTGCGGGTGTAACATTGCAGTCTATTGACGGAAGTCAGCCTTCATTTCGTCTCCGCTCTCAAGAAACGTCACAAACCTACGTGTATAACTGGCTTGTTGGAGCAGATGCGCTTACTAATCAATCTAACAACCTGTATTGCTGGGATTTAGTAAACAACCGACCCGCTTTTTTTGTCAACGGAAACACTGGAAACATTGTGGTTGGTGGGCTTTACGCAGAGGGGTCACTGCAAGCAAAAGTACAAGCTATCGGTGTGGCAGGAAATAGCACAACACTGCTGGGGTTGGATAACAAAACTGCAACTGCAATTCCTTTTAAAATTAGAGGAGCTTCAGGCCAAACAGCAAATTTGGCTGAATTTTCAAATAGTGGCGGTGCGTTGCTATCGTCCATCTCTCCTGCTGGGTCAATAAACGTCAGTAACGGGAGCGTCAGCACAAACACTCCAACCATTGATGCAAGCCAGCAATGGAACGCCAGCGGAACAACTTTCACCGCACTAAAACTGAACGTCACAAACACTGCCAGCGCAACAGCAAGCGCACTTGTTGATTTTCAAATAGGTGGAACATCGTATTTCAAAGTCACTCGCGGAGGAGGAACAGGATTAGATACAGAATGGGTATGCGGGGCAACCAGCATTGATTTTTCTGTCGGAGGTCATCGCCAATTCCGCGCCTATTCAAGCACAACACAATCGTTTTATATTGAGGCAAACGGAGGATTAAATTTTACGCCGAGTAATAACGGTTCAGCATCTACAAACATACAAGCCGAAGCGGCGGCGACATTAGCGCAACGGCAAGGAACGACTGCACAGACCTACAGAATCTACAACACCTACACGGACGCATCGAATTATGAGCGCGGGTTCCTACGCTGGAGTTCTAACGTGCTACAGATCGGAACGGAGAAACTTGGCACTGGCACAAACAGGACTTTGGAACTCCATACGGATGGCACTACGCGATTTACCATTACTGGTAGTGGTCAAGTCGTCGTAGCGGCAGGCTCGCGCATGGCTTTCGGCGGAAGCAGCAGCAGCTTTCCCGCGCTGAAGCAAAGCAGCACCGCACTGCAAGTAAGGCTCGCGGATGATTCGGCGTTCGCTCCTTTTTCATGCGGAACATTTTCGCACACTGGCAGTCTTGGTTTCTACGGAACAACGGCAGTTGCCCAACCCGCTTCTGTCGGAACAGCCGCAACAGGATTCACAGACAACGGCCCTACAAACACTGTCCACGCAGACAGCACATTTACAGGTGGTATAGGCACGGTCGCATATAATATTTCCGACATTGTAAAACACCTCAAAACGCTTGGCCTTATTGCTTCATAAATTATGCTAAATAACCCAAACCCAATCACGACGGAACCCATTCCTGCAAAGGTGTTCAGTCAACTCCACGTTTATGCGCTCAACGCAATTCAACCTACGACAGATAGCGGTTCTATTTCGGTAGAATTACTCCCTGCCACTGCTGATGGACAGCTTTCCAGCGGTGACTTTGTGCAACGCATTAGCGTCCCGCTCTACCCCGCGATCAGCGAGGTTCCCGAACTCGCCGCCGCGTTCTCCGCAGTGCTCGCAGCTATTCCCGCCGTCATTGCATGGCAATCCACACAACAACAAAATACATAAAATGAACACGCTAAATCTTAACACTGAAGAACTAAACTTAATCTTGACTTGCATGGATATTGCAACCAAACATGGAGGATTGCAGGCAGCTATATCAATTATTCCTGTAGCAATGAAAATTAAAAACCAGAGCACCTCTACAGAAGACACGCCTGCTGAATCCTGATGCCTAACGACTCCTACAGTAAAGTGTCTCTTCCATCTGATCTTGAAGATGATCGCAAGGAAGAAGGAACAGCCAGAAGCCTGTATTCCCAGCTAGAGACAACACGGGAAACCTTTCTCAACAGGGCACGGGACGCTGCAAAGCTGACCATCCCCATGCTTATCCCTCCTGCTGGATTCGGTGAGCATACAAAATACGACACGCCTTATCAGTCGATTGGAGCACGTGGAGTAAATAATCTTTCTTCCAAGTTGTTGCTTGCTTTGTTCCCGCCAAACAGCCCGTTTTTCCGTCTTGTCATCGACCCATACAAACTTGCTACTGAAGCTGGAGAAGATGCTGACAAGCTCAAGACAGAGATGGAAAAAGCACTCAGCAAGATTGAGCGCATTGCCATGCAAGAAGTGGAGACAAGTGCTTTGCGAGTCGGAGCTTACGAAGCAATCCGTCATCTTATTGTCGCTGGAAACGTCCTTGTCCACACTCCTGATGAGGGAGGAATGAGGGTGTTTAGGCTAGACAGCTACGTGATCAAGCGTGATCCGTCAGGAAACATTACCCACATTGTTGTTAAGGAGTCTATTGCTCCTATGGCACTTCCTGATAACGCAAAACAGCTTATTCAGTCTCCTGAAAAATCATCCTACAACCATGAGTATGTTGATGTGTTTACGAAGGTGTGCCGAGAAGAAGACGGAAGTTACGAGATTTATCAAGAGATTAACGGAGAAGTGATTCCTGAAAGTCACGGCTATTACCCTGAAGGCAAGCTTCCGTGGATAGCTCTCAGGTTCAACCGCATTGACGGAGAAGACTACGGGCGCGGCTTTGTTGAGGAGTATTACGGTGATCTTCGTTCTCTTGAAGCCCTTTCGCGTGCTGTTGTCGAAGCCACGGCTGCTGCCAGCAAGGTTGTTTTCATGGTTAACCCCACGGGAACTACACGGATCAAATCACTGGCAGACGCTCCCAACGGCTCATTTATCAGCGGAATTGGCACAGACGTAACAACCCTTCAAGTCGAAAAACGTGCTGACCTTTCCATCGTCAACAGCCTTATTCAAGACATCCAAAGCCGATTGTCTTTTGCTTTCTTGCTTAACAGCGCAGTCCAGCGCAACGCCGAGCGTGTCACTGCTGAAGAAATCAGGTTTATGGCACAAGAACTGGAAACAACTCTCGGCGGTGCGTATTCAATTCTGAGCCAAGAGTTCCAGCTTCCTCTCGTCCAACGGATCATGGACAGGCTTGTTAAGCAACGCAGGATGCCTAAGCTTCCCAAGAACATCGTCAAGCCCATGATTGTCACTGGCGTTGAAGCCCTTGGCCGTGGGAACGATCTGATGAAACTAGATCAATTCCTTTCTGGCATCCAACAAGTCCTTGGCCCAAATGCCATGAACTTTATCAACACTTCTGAGTACTTGTCCCGCAGGGCTGCTGCTCTTGGGATTGACTCTGAAGGTCTGGTGAAGTCTGAGGATGAACTGGCTGCTGAAGCTCAACAGGCACAGCAGGCCCAGCAAGCCCAGCAGATGCAGTCTATGGCTCCGCACGCACTGAGGGCAGCAGCACAGGTTGCCAGTGCCACACCAGAAACAGCCGCTGCTGCAACAAGTCTTTTGATGGGAGAACCCACTAATTTTGAAGGATTTACACCTCCTTCAGCACAACCAAAAAAATAAATTAAACAAAAAAATGAAAGGCAAAACAAATGAATAACGTTGAAATTAAATCTGAAGAAACTGCTGCTGATGCACCAGTAATTGAAGGAAAAGAAGTAACTCCTGCTCCTGAAATTGAAGTTTACGATCAGATGGGAGTTCCCACTGCCCGTCCTAAGCTGGAAGAAGAGATTAACGAGGAAACTCGTCCTGATTGGCTTCCTGAGAAGTTTAAATCAGCTTCTGACCTAGCTAAAGCTTACTCCGAATTGGAAAAGAAACTGAGCGGAGGCACAGCCGAAGAAGAGGAAGAGGAAGAAGATTCTTCTGAGTCCACGCCTGAAGAGGCTAAAACCGAAGAGCCTAAAATTGAGGACAAATCCAGTAAGGATTTTTCAAAATACTCCCAAGAGTGGGCTGAGACTGGAAAGCTTTCCGAAGGCAGCTACAAGGAGCTTCAAGGGATGGGAATCCCCAAAGAGTTCATTGACCGCTACGTTGAAGGAGTTGAAGCTGTCCAAAGCAGGCAAGTAAGTCAAATTTACAGTTCTGTTGGTGGGGAGGAAAACTACAAAGCCATGACTGAGTGGGCAGCGAACAATCTCCCTAAAGAGGACATTGCAGCCTATGATGCTATGGTCACGACCACGGACATCAACAAAGTAAAGCTTGCTTCCAAGGGTCTTTGGGCACAGTACACAGCCGCTAATGGTAAACAGCCAAAACTGGTTGGTGGCTCTCAAGGCAGCCGAAGTGAGTCTAGCACTCCGTTCCGTTCTACAGCGGAAGTGGTAACAGCCATGAGCAACCCCAAATACGCCACTGATTCAGCATATCGAAAAGATGTTGAACGCAGGCTTGCAATCTCAGATGTAATTTAATTGTTGACATTAAACGCAACATTTAATAAAAGCATTTTTGAACTGAATAAAGTTAACGATAAACGCTCTGGCCCGTTGCGACGGACAACCGTGTAAGTAGTCTTAACGTGATTCGGACAACCACAAACCTTAAACAAAAACTTAGAAAGACATAAAATAATATGGCTAATAGTGATACCACAGTATCGCGGATTGGGCAGGTAAACGCCACTGGTGACGCTTATGCTCTTTTCCTTAAGAAATTTGCGGGTGAGGTTCTCACGACTTTCACGACTGAGAACATCATGACACCGTTGCATACGGTTCGCACTATTTCTAACGGCAAAAGCGCACAGTTCCCTGTGACGGGTCAGGCCACCGCGAAATACCACGTTGTCGGACAGAGCATCCTTGACAGCGGAAACTCCTACCTCTCCCAAATCAAAGCGGGTGAGCGGGTCATCTCCATTGACAACCTCCTGTTGTCCTCCACCTTCATCTCCCGTATCGACGAAGCGATGAACCAC